TGGTAGCGGGTTCTATTCGCCTCGCTCTGGCAGTTATCAACTTGCCTTTTTAAAAACTTTAAAAACTCACGTTGGTATGGATTTAAAGATTCATCGCCCATTGCTTTACCCTTTTCTAGTTTCTTGCCACCTTACATGCTCTGCTAATTCTGCAACCAAATGTTTGAATTGATCAGGATCGATCTTCGCAATCCTCACCCCTTCTTCATAAATATGCAGCCCATCATCACTAACTGTCCAGTGATATTTCAAAAAATTCACGTTCATTATTTTCTCCTTTGTTTTTTAAAAAATAACCATTGGGATGGTGATCGCTGTTATTACAGTGAGAAATTCTGTGTCCTTCTTCTGGCCCATGTGTGTGTACTTTCATGCATAATGGACAATGAAAAGTTAGTTTGTTGTTAACTTTGTCGCATTCATAAGTTGGTATATTCATCTTTTTCTCCTTGTTTTGGATAAGGCAGCACTTTGTATTTGAGAGCCTTGATTAAATCTTTGCGCCGTTTTTTCTTGGCGTTAAAAAACACATACCTATGCTTGCGTGGTCTATCAGCGTAGTAAACATTTTCTTCACCATACTTGTCGCGGATTTGCTGCATGTTCATGCCGTGTGCATAAGTTGTGTGATGCTGATGCTCCAATCCTTTAACCTTTGGATCTTTAAACTTCGAAGATAGGCCACAGTAAAAAAAGTTTGACGCCTGATAAATCGTGCCAACATGACCAGCTTCTATTTCTGCAAACGTCACAATGATTTCCTTATCAACCATTTTCAATGAGCCACTAATCAAAAAACTTTCTGCATTTTTAGGAGAATCATCTTCAGTCCAAAGACGTGTAAGCTCATAAACATTGTCAGAAAATTCATCACCACAAACGCCACGCCGTAAAGTCGTGGATGCACTAACTCCATAAGTGACTATGCCAATCATTTTTTCACCATCGAACAACCCAAAAGCCACGCTGATTGGTGGAACCCTTCGCATGTAATGTCGGTCCACAATGAATGGCAAAGCAGATCGCCGTGTGATTGGTCGCACTGAAAGATTGTTCATTATTTCCTCCCCCAATTATCTTTTGCTTCCATAATCTGCTTCGAAGCATCCTTTGCGCCCTTGCCAACGATTACATGATAGCCTTCGCTTTCAAGGTATTTAATCATCTCTCTTTGATCGGGGGAAAGTCGCCCACCACTTTCCCGCTTCATTTCCACCCAGACATCCCAAGCTGGGATAAACAAGTCAGGAACCCCAGCCACAACGCCTTCAGCCTTAAACTTCTTGCCTGCCCCAATCGATCTTTTGCCACCGTTGGGAATGGCAAAGATCAAAACCTTTGGGAACTTTGTGCGAAACCAATTAACAAACCCAACTTGCTCATCATGCTCAGAAGGGTATTTCCTCGAAACTGAAATCAACGTGGATGACGTTTTCCTTCTTCTCACGTTTCTCATAATCAAACCTCACAATTCTTTCGTATTTGCCTTCAGGCTTTATCTGAATGCGACTGGGCTTATTCCAGTCTTGGCATTCATCCATCGCCTCGCTTGTGGTCTTTGCCTCCGCACCAAGCTGGGATCTGCGCTGCATGTATTTTGTTGTGGCATAGCCACCGTGATCAGGACAGAGCCACTCAGAGACTTCTTTGAAAAATCCATAGTGATAGGTCACCCTAACGCTGTCAGCCTTCCCTGCCTTCTGCCAGCGCCTGTACGTCACGTTTTCTACATCAAACCATTCAGGCTGCTGCACCTGTGTTGAAATCATTGCGCCATCGTAACTCTTGCTCGCATGGTTCAATGTGGGTGGCGGGAACTCATGCCCACAATCAGGACAAATCAGCGAGGCAATAGCCAAATGCATCTGGCACTTCGGGCAAGTCTTGATCGGCGCTTCGCCATCCCCATCGCCCCGGTTATCATGTTCTGGCTTCACCTTATCGATAAACCCATGCCGCTCGACGTTCTGGCCGTAATCCAAAACCAGACAGTTTTGCTTGCCCTCAGAAATCCGCGTACCGCGACCAATGATCTGGACATACAAACCTGTAGATGCCGTAGCTCGAACCAGCCCAATCAAATCAACATTTGGCGCATCGAACCCAGTAGTCAAAACATTCACGTTCACCAAGCAGCGCAGGCTACCGTTCTTAAACCTTTCTATCTTCGATGCGCGATCCTTCTGGCTGTCTTCACCAGTCAAAACTTCTGCATTAATCATGTGATCGAAAAACGCATCCTCCAGCATATTTGCATGTTCAATTCCACTGGCAAAGATTAACCAACTTTTACGGTCGGCTCCCAGCTCCACAATCTCTTCGACAGTATTTTTAACTAACACAGGATCAGACGCAGCAGTGGCCAAATCACTTTCGACAAACTCACCGCCTCGCTTCTTCACGTTGGTCAGATCGATCTGCTGCAAACCACCCCTACTGATGACTGGGGCCAAGTAACCCTGATCCATTAGCATGGTCACTGGAATGTCATAAGCAATGCCGTCAAAGATCGCGCCTTCACCCCTATGCAAATAACCTGAACTCAGTCGATATGGCGTGGCCGTCAGCCCAACAATCTTCACGTCTGGATTGCACTGCTTCAAGTCATCGATAAACCGACCATAGCGTGTGGTCGTTTTGGGCGGCAGCATGTGCGCCTCATCGATGATCACTAAGTCTGGAGCTGGAACCATTTCGTATGCACGTTTGTATATACTCTGGATGCCGCCAAACGTAATTGGCTTAGTCAGATCCTTCTGGTTTAAAGATGCGCTGTAGAGGCCAAAATCAGCGTCTGGGTACAGCTTCTTCAATCCTTCTGCCCCTTGCTCCAAAAGTTCCTTAACGTGCGTCAGGACCAGCACTCTAGTGTTGGGAAAGCTCATGGCGTCTTGGATCATCTTGGCAATGATCGCCGTCTTGCCAGATCCAGTCGGCGCAACGATCAGTGGGTTCTCCCCCTTCTTCTGCGCCCAGTAATTGTACAGCCCATCAATAGCATCTTTTTGGTAATCACGAAGCTCAAACGTCATTGACAATCCTCCCCAGAAAATCATTGGCATCCTTAACTGCCTTGATTTCGATCTGTTCAGTGACTTCACTTTCAACTTGCGAAATTAAATACTCGACTAATCCACCTTCAATCTCAGCGTTAATAACTGGCCAGTGATTGGCCCGTTTTTTCTGAATAATGAAGTTGATCATAATAATGGCAATTTCTTTGTTGGTAATGTTACTCGGCATAACATCCAGCATAATCGCAACAACTTCGCCTAATTCTTCGCGGTTCATGTCTGCATCCTTCCTTCAAATATTTCACGACTGTTTTTATTATTGCGGAGAATCTCACCAGTATCCAAGTCTTCATATTCAACCCAGTCATCACCAGCGTCAGTCATTTCAAAATCTTTCGGCATGATCTGGGGAATGTACAAATGATCGTCACAGGTAACGGCAGGCTTGCCCAAAGCGCAGCTCCAAGTGCCATCCCTCTCTGGCGTCACATGGGCGCAAGTGCGGCAGCTCACTTCTGGAATCTTGCAGCCATGACAGACCGCCCAGTATGGACAAAACTTGCACTGCCAATTGCTAGGATCTTCATGCAATTTATCTGGAGGTAAATTCGAAAATACAATTTTCTCAGCCTTATCGATCAGACCCTGCGCCTCTTTCTTGTTCAGCTTGATCCGCTCGCCATACATTTCATCTGTGTTTTTATTCACAGCAAAAAAATAACATCGATCTATTCCAGACAAATGCATACCAATCTGGCACTGCGCCCAATAGATTGGTTTGGACTTTTCCACGCCCATGTTTTTAGTAACCTTGAAATTCTTATCGTTCATCGTTTTGAACTCAAGCGTGTGAGGCTTTCCGCTTTCAGCAAACCCTTCACCAACGCCATCCAAGCTCAATGCGAAATGTCCACCACAGCCTTCGAACCTGACTTGCTTGCCAGTATCAGGATCACGCTCCCAAACCTTAACGCCAACTGCTCTAAG